TAATTCCCCATCCATTTACTAATTGCTTTATCATACTCTGCTGTATGCTTAAATGCCTCCAATGCAAGTTGCGGTCTTAAATCATCAACAGTATCTTCTTTTAGTGCCTGAACAAATATATCATATTGTTCTGGATTAGTTAATATAGAAACATGTGCATGATTCTTTGCTGCTGACCTTACCATAGTAGGACCACCAATATCAATATTCTCTATTGCATCTTCCCATGTTACATCTGGTTTAGCAACAGTTGCTTGAAATGGATATAGATTTACTACAACAACATCAATAAGTTCTATAAGATTTCTTAAACGATCTGCATCGTGATCTTTATCACCTCTCTTTGCAAGAATACCACCATGCACTTTTGGATGTAAAGTCTTTACTCTACCACCAAGAATCTCTGGCGAACCAGTATACTCAGATACTGTCATTACAGGAATACCTGCTTTATCAATAGCAGCAGCAGTACCACCACTAGAAATTAGATTATATCCATGAACATAGTGTAATGCAGATGCTAAGGGAAGAATCCCCTCTTTATTTGATACACTCAATAATGCGTAGCTCATAATTTTCCTCAATGTAAGAAGTGTCTCTTTCCTGTAAACACCATAGTCATATCTAGCTCATTACAAGCATCGATAGATTCCTGATCTTTAATACTACCACCTGGTTGAATAACTGCTTTGATTCCATAATCATTTGCAAGTCTTACCGTATCACCAAATGGGAAAAATCCATCACTTGCCAATACAGCACCCTCAATATTATCCTTTGCTGTTAATGCAATATCAGCAGAACCTACACGATTCATCTGTCCCGCACCAACACCTATTGTTGCACCATCCCTTGCAATTAAAATTGCATTGGAACGAACATGTCTCACAACCTTCCAAGCAAAAGTAAGATCAACCATCTCCTTTAATGTTGGTTTACGCTCAGTGGCAATTTTCCAATCAGCAGTAAAAGTTGTTACTGGAATATTATCTTTATCTTGTACTAAAATTCCACCTAAGATACTTCTAACATTATATGAATGAACCTTTATACCATTAACATCCAATTCAAGTAATCTTAAATTCTTCTTAGCAGAAAGAATAGTCCTTGCTTCTTCATCGAAATATGGTGCAACTATACACTCATAAAAACTTTTAACTATCTCACCAGCACACTCAGAATCTACTGTACCATTAAGTGCAATAATACCACCAAAGCAACTCACTCTATCTGCATCTAATGCTCTTACAAGAGCATCACATTGACTATCTCCAACAGCAGCACCACAAGGATTAGTATGTTTAATAACAACACATCCAGGTTGCCCTGCAAATTCTTGCACTGTGGAAACAGCAGCATCTAAATCAATAAGGTTATTATAACTTAATTCCTTACCTTGCAATTGGTTGGCTGTAGATAAACCCTCATCGGGAAAGACGCACCATGATGCTTCCTGATGAGGGTTTTCTCCATAACGTAGGGATTGTTTCAGTTCCAATCCTTTCAGTAACAAATTTACCGATTCAAGTTTCATTATGTAATCATAATCACGATAATATTATAGCACCTCTTTACTGAGTATGCAACCTTAGAGGTAATCTTTCCTTGTATGATGTTCAGGAACGATCTTTCCTAATGTGACCACCAACATTCCGTCGGTGAATTCAACGTCTCGTATTTCGGTATCATCTGAGAGTGTCCAGACCCTATTGAAAGACCTACCGGCCAATCCTTTATAGATAAACTCTCCATCTGTTTTCTTGTCTTCTTGCTTGCCTTCCACATGTAGTTGTCCAAACTCCGTGAAGACTGATACGTCATCTTTCTTAAACCCCGCAAGGGCGATTTCGAGTCTCGATTCGACATTATTTACTTGTATTAAATTGTATGGTGGATAATTTGAAGTAGTTGTATCATCCCAAAATCTATTGAGATAATCATCCATCCCTATGCCGTTCCTTTGAATCCTTTCCATCAATTCTGGAAGGTTTGCTGCATGATACCTGGCTAGTGTGCCCATGATAGTAGCTCCTTTAAAAGCGAGTTTGTGTTTTGTGATCCCCGAAGGCAATCACAGCTATTTATACCTCAGTTAGCTCATAACTCCAATCTTCTATTACGGTATTTGCGAATAACATATTACTGACTTCCGCCAATTCTTTATTAGCATGTTCTCTATTAGGTGCTTCAAATTCTATATCAATTGCTTTACCCAATCTTAATTTACTAATTTCTTGTAGATCACATACCCTACTAACATTAGCCCTTACAGCATTACCAGCAGCATCAGATACATTCTCTCTCAAACGTATAAAAACAATTGCTTTAAATTTCATGACATTCCTTGAAGTATATTCATTGTATCATGATAATCCTTAACATGATACGAATAACCACCCATTTTCTTTACTGCCTCTGCTAATGAATAATCATTCTCACCTTTATTCATCATATCACCAAAAAAATGTATCTCTTGACCTAATCTAAAATCTCTAAGTATCTGACTTTTATCACTACCATAAGGTCCAATATCAAGACCTGTCTGCCCTCCAAGAGCCACAGTCAGACCAGGAAAACTCTTTTTGATTCTATCTGCTATGTCAGATCTTTCATTAGTATTTCTATTCCATTTAACATATTCCTCTCTACCAAGAAAAGGATCTTTCGCTCTACCTAGAATACTAAAATTAACCCCACCAGGTCTTCTTTCAATATGATTACCATTCCTTAGAGGGAATTGACTATAATCTAATTCATCTAATAGAAACCTTTCTACTTCCCAAGGTAACTTCCAGTCATCCCTATAAACATTCTTATCCTGATCGTATGCATCAGAACCAGAACAATTATAAACTCTTTCAGATGCATTATATAAATCCACACCAACCTGCTCTAATGTCTTATCTCTATCACTACCAGTGACAAGATAAACATCATGTTTGGATGCAAAAAACATCATAAACAATAAGAACTCTGGATCAATCTGTTGCCTACTAGGAGTCAGAGTTCCATCAACATCAAAAATAAATTTTTTCAATAATCAATAACCAAATTCGTCGATCACGTCTATAACTTTATTAAGATATTCTTCCGCACCTCGACATTCTTGTTCTGTCATATCATGTCTAGCACATCGTTCATATAGCTCATTTTTTAATCTAGAAGTCCTTGCTTCCATATCATACTTGTGTAGTTGACCGTTCATGGCCCATACCTCTGATAACGTAAATATTTATAAGAAAACATAAAGAAAATGAGAATTATTTCTCAGATTCTTCAACTTTTTTCTTTTTACTTCCTATATTATACTTGGTTTCTAGAATCCAGTCACCTTTGTCTTTATATGCCAACACTTTAATCTGGTTTAAAGGAGCAATATCTTGTATCCTATCTACATCAACAATAGTAATTAAACCCCAATCAGCAAGAAGCTGAGCAATACGATTCCTACGCTGAACATCATTAGTAGTAAGGTTAGCGTGTTTGCCGTCAAGGGCAAAGAGTTCTTTGAAATGGACAAGATAATACCGTCCTTGCTTATGCAGTATATGACATGATTGATATATCTTCTTTTCTTTGCGAGAAGCAACACCAATTCTTGTTAAA